ACACCTTTGGGATTTATTCCAAGATTACAAAAGACAAGTAAAGCAAAACCCAATCCTTAAACATACATTTGTAGGTAAGGAAGGAAGAAGCGAATACTCGGAGTTAGAACGTCCGTTAACAATAGAAGGCTTTGAATGTTATTGCGCGGACTTAGGAATAATACAAGACCTATCTAATTATTTTGCGAATTCGAATAATCGATATAAGCGTTTTTCCACTATCATTACGCGTATACGCAAGGAAGTTCGAAACGACCAAATCGGCGGGGGTATGGCAGGGATATACAACCCAAGCATTACGGCACGACTAAACAATTTAGTTGAGAAAAAAGAAATTACTAACGTAGAACAACCACTTTTTTCCGATGTTCAGGAAGACAACGGCAATCAAGAAGATACTGAATCTTAAGAAACGAATTAAGATTATTCAAGGCGGAACTTCGGCGGGTAAGACGTTTGGAATTCTCCCAGTGTTAATTGACCGAGCGGCACGAACGGAAGGAATAGAAATAAGCGTAGTTGCGGAAACAATCCCACATTTAAGACGTGGCGCGTTAAAAGACTTCTTAAAGATAATGAAATGGACGGGAAGATTCTTCGAAGATAGGTTTAATAAATCGTTACTCCGTTATGAGTTCGCAAATGGTTCGGTAATCGAATTCTTTTCCGCAGACGATTCGAGTAAACTCCGTGGAGCAAGACGCGACATTCTCTATATCAACGAATGTAATAATGTAACCTTTGATGCTTACAACGAACTTGCTATACGAACACGAAAGGAAGTTTATCTAGATTTTAACCCTGCTAACGAATTTTGGGTACACACCGAACTAAAAGACGAACCCGATTCGGACTTTTTAATTCTTACATACAAAGATAACGAAGCGCTTGACCAATCAATAGTTGAACAAATCGAAAAGAATCGAGACAAAGCAAAGACGTCAAGTTATTGGGCGAATTGGTGGAAAGTTTACGGCGAAGGACAACTCGGAATGTTAGAAGGTGTCGTTTTCAGTAATTGGAAAATAATAGACACGATACCAAAGGAAGCAAGGTTGTTAGGTATAGGACTTGACTTTGGATATACAAACGACCCGACTGCGATAATTGAAATTTACGCATACAATAACCAACGAATAGTAAACGAAATTGTTTACCAAAATGGATTGGTAAATAGCGAAATAGCAAAGCGCCTACCAAAAAATGTAATAGTATATGCGGATAGTTCCGAGCCGAAATCAATCGAAGAAATAAGACGTTTAGGAATAACCATTAAAGGAGTAACCAAGGGTAAGGACTCGATTAACTACGGAATAGACGTAATGCAGCGACAAGACTATTTAGTAACAAATCAAAGCGTGGATTTAATAAAAGAACTTCGTTCGTATATTTGGGACACCGACAAAACGGGAAGGCGCTTAAGGAAACCTATTGACTTTAATAACCACGCAATAGACGCTTTAAGATACCACGAAATGGAAACACTTGGAATAGGCGCAACATACGGAAGCTATGCAATACGATAAAACTAACGATATGCAAGTAATGATTTCTCGAGTAGAGGAATATATACACGAACGTACTGGCAAACGCGTTCGAATAGTGTTTAATAATATGGCACGATTTACAGTTCACTTTGATATGCTAATTAAGGCTCACGAATACGTAGTGAATTACAAAAACACGAATAAATAATTATAACTATATGAAGTTAGAAATAACCGTACCAAGTTCAATTAGCGAAATCCCTTTAGTGAACTATCAAAAGTTCCTGAAGTTACAGCAATCTTCCAACGACGAAGAATTTATCGCTCAAAAAATGATTGAGATATTTTGCGGTATAGAACTAAAGGACGTTGTTAAAATGAAACTAACAAGCGTTAACGACTTAATTATTCACTTCAAAAATATATTCGCGGAAAAACCAAAGTTTAAGCCTACCTTTAAGATTAAAGACCTTGAGTTTGGATTTATTACCGACCTTGAGAACATAAGTTTTGGGGAGTACGTCGACTTAGATAACTACTTGTCGAAGTGGGACGATTTCCACAAAGCTATGGCGGTAATGTATAGACCAATTAAAATTAAAGACGGAGAAAAATACGAGATAATCGAATACACGGGCGCAGGGGAATACGGCGAGTTAATGAAGTACGCGCCAATGGACGTAGCGATTTCGGCTTCGGTTTTTTTTTGGACTTTAGGAAGCGAGTTATTAAGCGCTACCCTAAACTATTTAGAGACGGAACTCAAGAAGATGAACGAGACCGAACAAGCGACTTTAGCGCAAGAACTCAATTCGGAAAAAAGTGGGGTTGGTATAGTTCAATCTATGGACTCGCTAAAGGCGACCTTACAAGATATGACGAAGTTACTAAATACGGATTATATAAATGTCTTACCTATCTTACGTTCGAAGCAGAAAAAAACGAAATCGAATTAATGGAAATCAAAAAAAATAACAAATGAACGGATATTACTCCTTACTAAACGAATTAAACACCCACTTTACAGCCGACCCGTTAGTGAACACCATTACGCAAGGTTCAATTTTCAACGTGGATTTAGGTAAACAAAACTTATTCCCGTTGGTTCACATTATGGTAAACCAAGTTACGTTTAATGACAACGTAATGACTGCGAACGTTACTTTAATGGCTATGGATAACGTAAGCCAACGTAAAGAAGAACCAACAACAAAGTTTGAAACTTCGGACAACGAAATAGACGTACTTAATACCCAATTGGCAATTTTGAACCGAGCGTTTGAGATGTTGAAACACGGAAACATTTGGGACAATCTATATCAATTAAATGGTGCGCCTACTTGCGAACCTTTTGTTGAACGCTTTGAGAATTACTTAGCGGGTTGGGCGATGACTTTCGACGTGGACTTCCCTAACGATATGACACGTTGTTAATGGACAAAGAACTACAACTTAAAGCGCTCGAGGAATTTCGCGACTATGTAATAGCTAAGGCGAAAAGTAACCTACGCAGTAAAAATGCTTCAGGAAAACTAAAACAATCTTTAGGTGCAGAAATAAAGGTAATGCCGAATTCAATTCGTTTCTTCTTTGAAATGGAAGAATACGGGTTTTACCAAGACCAAGGGGTTCGAGGTGTAAGAAGCGGACGAAGTTTAAGCGGGTTTAAGTTTGGTTCAGGAACGGGAAAAAAAGGCGGTTTAACTCAAGGTATTAAAAAATGGGTTAAACAAAGACGAATCCAATTCCGAGATAAAAAAGGAAGGTTCATAAGTTCTAACGCTACGGCAATGATTATAACGCGTTCAATTTGGAAAAAAGGTATTAAGCCTTCGATGTTTTTTACCAAGCCATTTAAGTACGCATTTAAGAACTTACCTAACGAATTAATAGACGCTTACGGACTTGAAGCGCAAGAAACCTTCGATACAATAATGAAAGAAAATTTTAAGAACTATGGCTACTAACATTTACGCACGTTCCCCATTTATAATTGAGGTTAACGAAGTAGGGCAATCAGGAAGTAAAGTCGAACTTTACATTTATCCGAACGGAACAACCCCGCCAACTTCGCCAACGTACACGCTACAAAAGTTAATCCCAGCGAGTAACAACACGCAAACGCTTTACAACGTTTCTCCGTATTTATTGGAAGCAATTAACCATAATAATTTTGTAAACAATTACGCAACGGATAACGCTTTGTTGGGGACGGAACAATATACAATGGTTCAAATCAAACGCTATAAACTTTTGGTAACGTCTTACGTTCTTTTAGATACGTTTACTTACCAAGCGTTTGACGGATACGGATATTATTCGGAAGGTATGAATCCAATGCAGTTGGAGAATTACCACCTTAACGAACAAAATTATTACTATTGGGCGGACGCAAATAACAACCCTTCGGTTAATGCACTTGAACGAGCGGGAACTTTTACGGCCTATTTGCCTACGGGTTACACGGTAGAATACGAGCAACTTCAAACGGGTTTAACGCATTCGTATACAATTTTGTCAAGTAATGTTTACAATCTTTATAGGGTTAGACCTGCATACTATTTAACGGGTAATATCTTAAGAATTAAATTAGGTTCGGCTATTCTTTGGGAATCCACTTTTTATCCTATCGAAGAATGTTTATACGAGCCAGTGGTAATAGATTTTATAAATAAATTTGGAGCGTGGCAGCGTGAATTTATGTTTAAGGCTTCCTACGAAAGTTTAGCCACAACGGCAACCGAGTTTAACTTAATGCAAGAATTCTCGAGTCCGTTCGCAAGTTACGACCCCGACTTAAACCAACGACAAACTTTTAACACGAACGGAATAATATCTTACCGAGTTAACACGGGTTGGGTTGACGAAACGTTTTCGAATAACCTTCAACAACTTTTATTGAGCGAACGAATTTTATTAAACGGAATGCCAGTTAAAATGAAAACGAAGGAACTTGAAAAACAAAAGAACATAAACACGAAGCAAATAAATTACCCTTTGGAGTTCGAAAGTTCAACCGACCTTATAAATAATGTTATCTAATGAAAAGGCAAGTAAGGATTTTTGTAGAAGGCAGGGAATTAGATTTATTCAACGATGAAACAATCGAGGTAAATTCTACGATTCAAAACATTCAGGATATTTCCAAAACGTTTACGGACTTTTCGCAGTCGTTTACAATTCCTACGAGCGCACGAAATAACGCGATATGGGAATACTTTTACGAAAACGCGGTAAATAGTTCAATCAATTACCAAGAACGATTAGACGGATATATAGAAATAGATATGACATTTTTTCGCAGGGGTAAAATCCAAATGGAAAAGTCGCAACTAAAAAACGGACAACCA